CTGCACCAGTGTCAAGTTCGCTAGTCTGGTCATCGCCTCCGACAGTTGCCCTTATCTCAAGTTCCGCAATAGATGTATAATCAATGTCTCCGTTATTTTCGTCTATATAAACTCGCCAGTATAGATGTGGCTCTCCACTGGATGGACCCAGTATTTCTGCTTTTTCATCATACCACTGCGCAACCCCATCCTGCCTAACGTGTATCCTCTGCCACCGCTCGACCCACGGTTTTAGGTATGGGTGATTTGATAGCTGCACCTGCCGAAATACAAGGCCAGCGACTCCTCTAAATGCCGGTATGTCTGTTCCAAATTGCGACTGTAGGTAGTCGTTTTTCGTTTGCGTAGGACCTCCAGAAAGCACATCAATAGACCCGACGACGCCGCCCTCTTTCGATTCTCCGCCAAATGCGTCCGGCTTATTTATCGAAATCTGCTCATCTATTGCGCTGCCGGAATAAACTATTTTATCCCCAGCAAATGTGATCCTTTTCAAAGCGTCAACAGGACCCTTAAGAGATACTGCATGTATCCCTAAGCTGTACTTGTATCCGATTGTTTGTTTTTTACTCCCGCCCACGGGCTACCTCGATTATTTTTTTAAGCATCGCATCATCTATATGATCGAGGTCTGTGATGGGTAGCCCACCACCTCTAAATAGTTTCTTAGCATCGAGGCCATGGCGTCGGCAAAATCTCAACGCACCGCGAGCGCACCCTTTCGCCTTCAGCACATCGTTGATTGTTACATTATCGTTCACTTTTTCCCGCCTTTTTTGCGGATGGGCGTTACCTTCAAATCGCCGTACCATACGCAATTTTGTGTAGATATATCCCGCGTACCAAACAGCACCCCGATTTCCCTTCCCTCCTCTGCGGTCGGGACTTTTATGTCTGCCAGATTTGCAGGTGGAGGAGGCCCTGGCGGCTTCGGCCTCAATAAATAACTGAGTACCGACGTCGCAACCCATATTCCTATTTGTAGCCACATGGCTAATTCTCACAATATTGACGATGTGCCGGTAAGCACATTTTTTGTAGGGATCCAATAGAACCCGCCGTTGTTGTCCAGGTTGTCAAATCGCGTATTGCATCGAGAGCGCGACCGGTCACAGCCAGGATAAATAGTAACCGCGTCGCTGACAGATAGACCGTCTATAGGCTCCATAAGCGTCAAGACACTGCCGACATGATTTGCAATGTATCGATAAATCCCTGACGGCGGCTTTATCATTCCTCCGATAAATTCTCCGTCATCGTACCCAGATGCGGCTGATACTGTTACTGTGTTTCCGGTTATATCAGATACTGTGCCGGCAATGGCGAAATCATCAGGGTTTAAATTGCATCCGCGCTTGTACAGTGCGAACCGGCATTGCCGCATCTGCCTTTCTCGCAACCCGTAAAATTTGAACTTTGTGAACACCTTTTCGCAGTCGATTTTTCCACGCCCATCTGACAGTGATGCCTTGACAACACGTCCCTTCCAGATCGCGCTATATGATCCGCTATCCTCCTGATAAATAGTCACAGATGTAACGTATTCGTGTCTGTCTTTTACGTATGGCAAGGCTATTGCCAGCGTCGTATCAAGTGACATTGTTGATTTATTGAGGTCTCGCGTTTGAAGATCATCGCCGCGAGAGATGGAAATAGGCGTATATACGTTACCGCCAAACGTGACGGCAATGGTTGAGGATGTGTAATACAGATCCTGCGTGTCAGATGAAAAATGATATAGCTCAATCACGGTGTCACCTCAACAATCGGAATGGTTGATATGGCAATGCCGCCAGCCTGGTGGGATATCTCTACCCTGTCGGCAGCAAGACGCCATAATCCGAGATAGGATACACTATCGATCTCGCCAAGCGTCACACCAAGATCGGTTATATTCAGCCGGGTAACTCCGCCACCCTCGTCTGACGTGCTGGTTATCGCTCTGTATAGATGCGACCCGTTTGCCAGCACAGAAATATGAGTCCTGCTGTCGTCGTACCCAGTCACATCCAGTGTTCCAGTTCCAACCGCGACCGCGACCAAATTATTTTCGTGATGTGTCATCCAGAATGGGCGATACCGTCCGGCTCTCCGGTGCAGTAATTCGCGCAAATCACGGCCGTCAGATAGGCCCTGTCTGACAGTTCTATGCTGTCGAACAATACGGTTATTAGTCCACGGCGTATATGTGGATACAACACCAGTAGTATTGTCTATCAAGTCCATTCGTGTTTGATATTCATCCGTGAGATATTCGCTAGAAAGCATCGGTTCATCCGTAAATATATCGTCGGACAGATATTGTGATGGTGCTGATACTGTTATCGCGGCGTTGTCGTCTGCATTAAATGACACCGAAATATTAGCCAGCGCTGCGTTGGCATCCCTGGTTACCCTTGCTCGTCCAACACGCACAGGCATCAGCAGACCGTTGTATCTCTCGTCAGATGAGTCCGCGAGAACCAATCTGCCAGATTCAACGGACTTTACATCTAGCAGCCTGTAATTTGTTGCGCTTTTCCAAACAATGGCAAGAGACTCGTCCCTGAAATCGCCTAGAGTTTCGTCTATTACTATTATTGCCCTTCCATCCCAATCCTGATTCCAATTAAGATCCCAGCCGCCAGAAATATCATACCCGGCCTGCTGAGCCTCATACCAAACAGGCACAGCCCATTGATCGTCTGCGCTGCAATATGCCTCATTGACATAGGCAACGGGGTCATCAACTACGACTCCGAATGAAAATGATTGCCTGGGTGCGACTCGAATCTGTGTTGCAGTATCAGTACCATCAATAGATGTGAGTAGATCGGTCAGCCATTCCAATGATTCGTTCATTGGTTCTGTTGCTGGATGTGGTATTAGCTCTATCTCACCGAAATATGTTGTTGTCTCTTTCATCCGGGCTGTATCCCGTGACGCGACAGCATATTAATAAATACCCTATCTCCATCAGGTGACGACATGAAATCAGCAACCATTGACGGGTCTGTCACGTTGATAACGCGGATATTTGTTTCTCCAGACGCACTATTCCCGATCTGGTTATTTGGTGTGACAGATCCGCCCTGATTGCCCATCATGAGGAATTGTTGGCTTCCTAAATTAAGTAGTTCTGGACCGCGCTCGTTGACTGGATATATCATCCCTGAACTTACTGGCCCGCCGATTGCTTTACCAGCACCGAACAATCCGCCAAGCCAATCCCATTCCCCAGGCATTATTCCGCTTGCTCCTTTATTTGCTCCTCCAAAAATACCCCCAGCTGCGCTAACACCAGCAGAGAACGTGCCTCCGCCTGCCACGCTAGATATTCCGCTAAATATCGGACCGAGTATTAATTGATATGTCAGCATCTGAAGCATGTCGTTTATTACGCTGCGAGCAAAATCAGAGAATGACCCTTTTCCGTCAGATACAAAATCAGCCAGCGCCTTTGATGACTGCCTGCCCCATCCTTCAATTGCCTTCTGCAGATCAGTCATTGTATCTACGCCCTTATCCTTCATGCCGTCCCATGCGTCTGATACTGCATCGTTGTATATCTCCTGCGATATAAGCCCGGCATCAAGCAGTTTTTTATACGTCGCAATGGCGTCGCCTATTTGATCCAGACTTGTTTTATATTTTTCATTCAGATCTAGTGCGCGTTGTTTTTCTTCTGCTTCTTCGGCCAGACTTGCCGCAAACGCTCTTTGCGCAGGAGTAGCTTTTAATAGTGCCAGCTCATAATCAACAAGCTGTGCCTTTGTCATTCCCAATACAGACAGTTCTTTTTCCAGACCTTCTATGGTGTCTGATATTGATTGTTTTCGCTGTTCCTCTGTCTGTAATATTTTGCGATTAGCGGCGTCCTTCTCCATCTCTGCCTTTTTCTCTTCGGCCTGCATTCGCATACGCTCTTCAAACGAAGCACGAAGTTTTTCTGTTGCCTCGCGTCGTGATTCTGCTTCCTCGGCCTGTCGCTTTAGCGCGTCTTCCTGACGCTTTTTGAGTGATGCCTCTTCTTCAGCAAGCTGATCTGCTAATTTTTTCCTCTCGCCTAACAGCCGTTCTATCTCTCCTTCTGGGTCAGTGTGAAACCCTATTTTAGTAAGTAGCGGCGAAACCTCAGAGACTTCTTTATAAAATCCTAGCGTGGTATCTTTAAGTCCATTTATTTGACTATCTATTTCATTGATTTTGGCTGTAGTTGATTTAGTAACAATAGCAGATGCAGCGGCACCTAATGCGATAAATGCGGCAGTGCCGAAACCGGCCTCTTTGTATGCCAACTTAATGGCTGCTGTTGCATCTATTAATCCAGGGATCATATCCATGGCGAGAGTGCGCCCAAAACCTACCCCTGTATTTTGCAACTCGTGAATTTGATCGTTGAAAAAAGCCGCCTGCATGGCTGTCTCTGTGCTGATCACAAGGCCCATTTCTTCAGCCTTTTTCTGCAGCCCCTCTATACCAGTGCTACCAAGGTTAAGCATGTTAATCAGTTCTGCACCTGATTTCCCAAACACTTTTACAGCAAGGGCTGTTTTTTCTGCGCCGTTCTCTAGCTTGGAAAATTTATCGGCAATCTCGTTTATAACCTCCTCGGTGTCGCGCAGTGTTCCGTTGCCATCCTGGTACGCGATATCCATCACTGCAAATGCTTCTTTTGCTTCAATAACTCCGCGACGGGCGTCATCCATGTTTTTTGCCATGCGCTGCGCTGCTTTACCTACAGTCTCAAGCGTTATGCCGGACTGCTCAGCTACAAACTGCATGCTTGACAAGTATTCTGACGTCGTGCCTGTCTGTGCACCCAACTTCCCTATGGCGTCTGCCGCATTGATTTGACTCTTTATTAAAGCAACAAACCCAGCGGCGGCGGCGGCGGCGGCTGTCCCACCATATTTGTTAAGTTTTTTTATTCCATCGTCAAACTTCTTACCAACGCTCTCCATCGCCCTTTCCATGCCCTTTGCATTAGAGCGCACGGCATTCCTTGCCTTCTTCATATCTGCTTCAAAAGCCGCTGAGTTTGCGCTTAGTGCGGCGCGGAGGTGTCCTATTTCAGCCATTACCAAACCCCATAAGAGCGACTTTTAGATCCGTGTCAACATTCTTACGTTTCTTGGTCATTAGCTGCTCCAAATTCTGCAATCGCTTCTGTCTGCTAAGCGCGGCAATTTGCCATGCAAGCGTTGTGCGCCCATCCCTCAGCCCTACCATAGCTATCCTTGCCTGGTATGGCGTCAACTCCCAGAACGCTAACGGGTCTATCCCTTCTCGAACAGCCGCCTGATACGCTGCCACCACCCACCCTTCTGTGGGCTTTTTTTTTGTCCTTCATCTTCTGGCAGAGCCTCGGCACCAAAGTACGCCCACTGTAAAGCCTGTTGCACGGCATGTGCGAACGGGACCAGAGGAGGAGACAGTTCGCGTATCTTTTCGGCCGTCATATCAGGATGGTGTTTGCGCATGCCGATAGACGCAACACTGGCCACGATCTCAGGCAAGAACAGGTTAGGCGCGTCCCCATGCTCTGCCGTCACTGCGGCAAGAGCTTCCCAATCAAATCGGATTGAGTATTTCTCGCCGCAGATATCGACCTCTGCAAGCCCGGTTATGGGGTTCATGCCGTGGTTACCGCTCCGTCGATCTCAATGGTTGCGGACGCATTCACTTTGTCATCAACTCCACCGCTAGTGGAAAACGCCATCGCGTACCCGTAAAAACTCTGCACCGTGGCATCAGAGTAAGTGACCTTGTAGTGCTTGCGAGTGCGCGCAGTCCTTGACGTTCTGAATGCAGATTGGCCGGTGTTATCAAAAGCGGCATTCAGCGAGAACGTGAACTGCCCTTCATCGGCCAGACCGATCAGCTTCTCTTTTGCGGTAGACGTCAGATGGGTAGTGTCGATCACCGACGCTGAGCCACCAGGACCATCAAAATCAATCACCTGACCGATTGCTGTATAGGATGCCG